CACCAGCCGGTGTGAATTCCATATTATCTATCCTCTTTTTCAATAACTTTTCTAATTTCTTCAGTACTTAACCCAGCTAATGGATTGTGATTTACATTAACATCAATCGTCCGATTTCCCATAGAAATATTGGCAACTTCAGCGCGAATCTTATCAATTCTTGCTCGTTGTTCGTCTGTAGCTAGCGGACTGCGACACATAACGTCGTACTGCTGAATCATTTTAGTTAAAGTGGCCATTGCCACTGATTGGGCCTTCATAAATACTACTTCTTTGTCTACCGAAGAAATGACCTTATCTGTTTTAGTAACAGAACGACTGGTCCCTTTAGCAGGGTCAATAGTAACCTCTGTTCTGTTTTCAGTGACCCGTGTATGGTCTTCTATTCCCTCAACATACATCAGCTTTTGCGCTCGGATAATACGTGCAAATTGAACTTTTATGTTCATATATAGAATATCAATGGGGCTTGATTCCTCGACTTCCATCACAATGTCTAAAGTTTCTTTTGGTAAATATTTCGCTAGCAATCCGTGCTTAACAGCATTTTGATTTTGTTTAGGCGCACCGCCAGCATTGTATAATGCATTATGATTACCAGGCTGGCCTCCTCGTTTTCTAGTATGCGTACTTTTATTTTTTGTATGCATACTTTTTTTTGATGTATCGCGGAACCACCCATAGCGCGTCTTCCACGATTTAACAGTCGCCAATGACACCCCATACTTATCGGCAATATCCTTATACTTCATGCCGTTTAGGTAGTCCTTGTGCGCTTGCTGATGTGTCGTCACATGGCAGCACCACCTCACTCAATTCATGTTGTTTACAAAAACTATTGGGCAACCTCAGAAAATTCTAAGCGTTGCCCATTTCTAATCACATATACATTTTTATTACTTCCAATAAATTCGATATACCGCTTTACTATTACATCACAGTATTTAGGATCTAATTCAATGCATCTACATCTGCGCTTTGTTTGTTCGCAGGCAATCAAAGTAGACCCTGAGCCACCAAACGGTTCGAATACAAATTCTCCAGGTTTAGATGAGTTCTTAATTCCCTGCGCACATAATGCAATCGGTTTCATCGTTGGATGTTCGCCATTTCTTAATGGCTTATTAAAGCGCCATATAGAATCACATTCAATACCATTATTAACTTCTATTTCATAGCCAGGCACTCTTACTACAATATGGTCCGTTTCATTAGAAAAATGAAGAATATAGTCATTTCCATCTTTTTCGATTTCAAGAGGAAGATTGTCATCAATCACAGTAGATTGTTTTCTGCCGCCATAAAACTTATGACTAGCACCAGGTTTCCATCCATATAGAATTGGTTCGTGTTTCCACTGGTAATCTTGGCGCCCCATTACAAATGTATTCTTAACCCAAATCAGGCATTGTTTGATAAGTAAATCATTATCTCGAATCGCACGTCTAAATTGACCACCACAGCTATCAGAGTGGCAGATATAAAACGCTCCACCAGGTTTTAATGCTTTGTTAACCAAAGCGAATGCATCATCAAGAAATATATCAAATTCAGCATCTGACATATTATCGTTTTGAATGGTAAGAGCTTCCTTTGTACCTCCCTCATAAGCCACGTTATACGGTGGGTCTGTAAATACCATATCAACAACGTCCCCCCCCAATAGACAATCAAGAGATTCTGTCTTTGTTGAGTCGCCACACAATAACATATGCTCACCAAGCATCCATACATCACCGAACTTTGTCATAGGTTCTTTAATTGATTTGATAGCTTCTTCTGCATCAAAATCATCCTCATGAACTTCATCTGCCATTACCTGGTTTAATAGGCTAGCTATATCATCGTCAGAATAACCTGTGAACTCAGCAAAATCTCCCGTATCAGCTAATAACTCTCCTAACAAGGTATTATCGATATCTGATAGTTCGGCGATTCTATTATCTGCAATCAGGTCTGCATACTCTGCAGCTTCGCTTTCATAATCCTGCCGGTCAATTGGAACAGTGTCTAGACCTAATAATTGTGCAGCCATTAACCATCCATGACCTCTTACAATAAACCCAGAACGGTTACTCACCGTAATCGGAGCTCGCCAACCTTGTGCTTTTATCACTTTGGCTAACAACTCTACTTGCTTATCGCTATGGTGGTTAGGATTTCTAGGGTTTGGAACTACAGAGGCAATGTCTACTAAATCTGTATACGCGCAATGGATCATAATGTTATCTGCCATTATTTCAGCACTCCTTTATTTTGCTTATATTTACCGCACTCCTTATGAACCTTTGCGGTTTTTGTTTTTACTAACGAATGTGATGGTGCATACGATTTGCACATATGATCTATATGAATTCCATTGGCCTTACACCAACCTTTCACATTATTAAGGCATCGCCTCTTTTCACAATGTACATCCGTCAATCGTATTCACCTCGCTTCCTTAAAATTTGTATACAAAAAGACCGCTAAATCGTATAGATTTAGCGGTCTTTTTGCTTTAGTGTTCTAGGTATTCACTTTGTCGAGAGAGATTAATCGTTTCCCTATTAACTCACACTATCATTATAAACTGTCAAGAAGGACAGGTCTAGGACAGTTTTGGGACAATTTTCAGGCTAGATTTGTATTTAATCCAATAACGCCCCATAGCAAAACTGATAACTCTTCAATGCCTCTTGCAATATAACGTTTGATAGTCCGTACATCAGGCTTTTCAGGAAATGATTCTGCAATCTCTTCTAATGTTTCTCCATCAATATAATACCTGCGCATGCATTCGCAATATTTGAATTGCTTGTTGCTACACTTCTCAGCATAGATATCGAGCATGTTATTCACATGCCTCATCATCAATGCTGTTTTTTCTTTGCTTTTGACAATCGCATTTACTTTCACAATGCTTTTATCGTCAAACATATCAATTAACAGTTCATTGAGCCATATATCCTCGGCTTGTGTCGAATCCGTGATAGCATTGTCTACGTATGACTGCAACTGACTATAATGCTTAAGCAGCTTGATCGTGTTGTGTCGAAGTTTACGACCTAACTGTGCATTTTCTTGCTTGGCTAATTCATAGTAGGTTTTTGTGGCCACCTCAGTGGCCAACCTAGTGATTTTTTCAATTTCGTATTCATTCAAATACATCTCCCCCTTTTTAATTTGTAGTTTAGTCCGAATTGTGTTTATACCAACTTCATAAGAAGCATCTAACAATAATTAAATCATGTTCATTGCTTTCCATTCGCTTAACACAAATGTAGCAATACCATGTTTCTTGGCGTATTCATATTCGCCTTTACAGCCTCGGCTAGTCTCCCAGCCATCACATAAGACCAGTACATCACAATGATTGAGTAGGCCTAGACATATACCTAAACCAAATTGATATTGGTCTCCGGTTAAGTACATAAACCCATAATTATGGATAGGTGATACATAGTCATGTGTAATATCAACCATCACCAGTTCTTGCATGATTTTATCTATTTTTTCTTTATTGCTCTTCTTTCCACCATATGGATGAGCCACATATACAAGCTTTTTCTTCATAATACCTCGCTTTAATTAACACTCTTTACAGGAATATACTCATGCACTCCGATATGTGCAGGATTACATAATTCTCTGTATCAGTTATAATTTCATCTGCCATCGTGCCTATGAACTTTCTATTGTCATTTTCTAACACACCTGCCAATTGTAGACCATCAAGGATAAATTTCTTAGCGAACGCTACATTGTCAGGATCATGCCTGGTTGATGAGTGCCATTCAAATAACAGGTCTACTTTACCCTTAACCGATTCTATCTGTTGTGATAGACATTGCTCTTTGACCTGCTCGGTGCATTTCTTTTTCATAGCAGCCGCCGCTATGGTCGAACCACGCTCACAATCAATGTACTCGTTCAAGGTAGGGAACCTGTCATGTGTTTTCTTTCTAAACCGAAACTGACAACGTAGGATAATCTTCATCGGTGCGAGTCTCCCCAAAATATAGCCTCTTCATAATCTTTGCCACGTAATCTATCAATCACTCGTTCGCTATAATGGTCTTTTGTTTGGTCGTTATTATAATTAGTTGTCAGTATAACTGGCTTCATATCATGGTATCGGCCAATAATAATGCTTTCAACTTTTGTATGCACCCAATCGGATTTAGAATACTCCGCTCCAAAATCATCTAACAACAATAGCGGAATATTCCTGAGCTTTTGTTCATAATTTAGAAATGCAACTCTATCACCCTTAGATAATGTGAGCATAATGTCCAATAGACTAGGCATAGAAATTATCATACAGCCCCGTTTTAGCGCTAGAACCTCTTTCAGAATACTAACTGCTATAGAAGTCTTTCCAGTGCCAGCAGGGCCCCTTAAAATCAATCCTTTGCCACTTTTAAGATTTGCCTCTAGGTTATCCACATACTGTTTTACTACAGCATATGCTTCAGAATTCTCTTTCGGAAAACTACCATGCTTACGTAACCACTCAAAATCCATATCATAATATCGCCGAGGGATACCAACTGCAGCATAATGTCCATTGACATCATTCTTAATCACTACAGGCTTATCATACACAGGATAGAAAAACTCATCCTTTACCGTGGACTCGTTCATACTCTGCTTGCCAGTCGACTTCTTCCTTTTTTCGAGAAACGTTTCTAGCATTTCCGTTATGTTTACTTGCTCCAAAATCTTTTTGCACCTCCTTCTTTAGATTTCCTGCTGTGACAGTTTCAACATACTTGATACTATTACCGCCATTATCAGCTGTGGTATTGATAGCCACAATAACTCGTTCCTTCCCATAAGACTCAACCAAATCATCCAGTCGGTCTTTAATGACAGGTGATACATCTCCGATTGCCTTCATGTACAAATCGTAAATGGGTTTATTTTTTACTTCATCATCGTCAAACATAGATAGAGGATTTTCATCTTCACGCGCGCGCGTATCTCTCTCTATATTATTTTCTTTTCTTTTCTTTTCTTTTATTAGTTGATTTTGTTGAACATGTGTTAAATTTTGTTGAACATGTGTTAAATTTTGTTTTTTTGCTTTGCGAGACTCCGCACTTTTAAGTCCCGCCAACCTACGTTTTTCGCGGATAGTTTCCTCTTTTACCTTTTTAAATTCAAATCTTCGAATTAAGCTAGGTGACCAAAAATATTCGTCATCACAGTCCAATAATTCGTAGTCATGAATCAACAAATAAATTAACAAAAATGAACAAAATGAACACATTGAATTTTGTTCCAACACGTGTTGATTTTTGTTGAACACTTGTTGAACACTTGTTAAAATTTGTTCGTTATTCATTCTTAATTCATTATCCAAAGCGACGAATGTATATTTTTTTAGTGGCAATTTATAGTCATCTGCTGCGGCTAATTTTTCAATCAATATCCACCACCAAGCATATGAAATCATTCCTAATTCTGAAATCATAGCAGCAATTTTAGGATCATTGCTCGCATTGATGTCATGACTAAAATAGTAGGATTGGTTTTTCGCCATAAATCATCATTCCTCGTCTGCAAATAAAGCCCCTTGTGCGCGTTTACCGGCAATAAACCTTACACATTCATCAATTAAGTCTTGCACTGAAATAGCAAATGTACGGTCTGCATACTCTACCGACAACCAATCAGTCTTGAATTTTAGTTCATCAGTAGAGTTTGCATCTTGTATAATGCCTTCAACGCTGACTTTCTCCACCACATCCTCGATAACACCATATTTAAACTTGAATTGTCTTACGACAAACGGGATATTAAACTCTTCCAGGAATTCAAAGTTCTTTTTCATAATAGCCTGTAGTCGGCTGAAAGCTTGCATGAGTTCAGGTCGTGGGTCATCTTTAGACTTGATGGTAAAGACATCTGTCAGGCCTGTAGCAGATGGTTTCTGATAGGCGATATTGATATCGTTATCTGTAATTTGAATCGATTTAACAATCATAATGGACTCCTTTCTTGTTCTACGACTACATATTTGCCGGTGGCAGCTTCGACAGCTTGTTTAAACATAGCGGCATCAGAGTTTTCATCGGATAAATGAAGCAGTCGAATGTCCTGGCACTTAGTAAGGTCCATAGACTTTAGAAATTTAATAACATTCTCTAACGAAAAATGGGATTGAATTAATCGTTCCATACGTTTCTCATGTAGGCATCCATCGTCAACGCGTTGGTTTAGGATTTCATATGAATGATTACACTCGACCATGATATGATTCACCTCTTTAAATGTGTACCGGCAATAATAGGTGTCGGTAATATATAAGAGTTTCTCTTCACCATCGGTAATTAAAAAACCAACATTCGGAACATCATGCTCTAATTCAAATGGTAAGATAGTAAAATTACCAACAGAAAATTGAATCTTAGGCGTTATATAGACCACTTTATGATGTCCGACAACATAGATAGCCTCAGCTGTGTCTTTTAGCATGTACACACGATGTCCGAGTTTTAATAAATCAGGCACGGCCTTGCAATGGTCGCCATGTTGATGAGTCACTAATACGCCGCACAGATGCACAAAATTAAACCGACAATAACGCTGTATGTCTTTAAATGCTAATCCTGCATCTAGTAATAATTCGTCCCCATTAGTTGAGGTTTTAATTCGGTAGCAGTTCCCTTTTGAGCTACTACCGAATGCTTGAATACTAATCACAATTAATCACCAAACATATGGACGACTTCGCCTGTTTCAGGATCTACGAATTCACTTGTAGGAGTAGGTTCAATATCAATCGTTTCTGAATTTGCGTTATTAGCAATAGTTTCAGCCACATCAGATTGAACGTCGATGGTTTCTCCTTCAAAATCAGGTGTGAGTTCGCCATCATTATCACGGATGACGGCGCCATCTGAGGTGAGAGCATTCGTCATATTCTGCATTTCAACAGATAAAATACCATATTTGCTTAGCAACTGTTTAAGTACGGTTTTAATAGCCATCGCATCAAAGTCAGTTTTCCAAAGTCCAAAACCTTTTTTATAAGTTTGAGAATACTTTTTAGCATGTGCTTCCATTTCTTCTTTAGTCATGTATAGGTATTGTTCATACCCATTCTCTAATCGGAAATAGGCCATATATCCAACAACATCATCCCCGGTAGGGTCCCCTAATTCGAATTCACCTGTTAGTCGATTCCGTTTCTTTATTTCACCTTCATAGATTTTAATGGCATTAATCTTTTTGTATTTGCCAGCTCTAATGGCTAGCTGAATATACCCTTTGTACCCCATTTGAAATTGGGCTTCATAAATTTTCTTTTTGCCATTATAAAATGGAACAATATAAGCGAAGCCTAAATTTTGATTAATAGGAAGGTCTAGTGTAGCTGCCATAATACCAGCAGTAACTACAGTCGTAGGGTCTGCCTTAGTTAAGAGTTCATTATTATTAGAAACAGAAATCAAACTAGATACAAATGCTGCTGACTTCTTCCCTAGTATTTCATTAAATCGTTTTTTTATAGACTCACTCGATACTAAAGTCTTCAATGATTGAGTTTGTAATTGTGTTTGCGCTTTCGCAATTTCTCCCATTGTGCGCCTCCTATGCTACGTCTTCACATACAGCGTGAATGTTTAATTTAGTTAAGATACTATGAATTTCTAAGCGACCTTTTTGCGTCCACTTAGTCGTGATTTTTGAATCTAAGCGACCATCACTTCTGCAGAATGTAAAGGTTTCTGATTTAGTAAAACCTTTAGCCATATGTTGCTTGTACAGAATCCATTGATCACCGACCTTACGTTGTAGACCAGCTTCATGCAAAATTTTATTTAACTCTTGAGCACTAAGGCCATAGTCAGCTGCAATTTGAGTAATCGCTAAGCAGGATTTACTTGAGAGAATTTTATCTACGTAATCCTTAACCGGTTTAAACTCCGCAATCTGCTGTTCTTGTTGTGCTACAATGGCTTTCGTTGCATTATGTGATTCTACCTCATCAGCATATGCTCTAAGAGCTTCAGGCAATGTCTGCGGAATCACCATAGAATAAGAACCGGTTTTTCTAATAGCAGGGATTACATCATGCGTAATCCAACGTTTGAATTCTTTGGCTTCAGGTTTTCGACTTGAAAGCACCAGGCTATATAGCCCATATTCATTTACAGTCAATAAATTCTGATTGCCTCCAGGGGTAGGAATTGAATTCGTACCCTTTTCATCTTCATCTAAACGCCCTACAGCTTTAGATGTATCATTAATGCCTAAACATTCGCATACATCTTTTGCTACAAACCACACTTCATTGTCTAACTCCTGGACTCTAACTTGCCCAAAAGAAATGTTATTGAAAACTTGCAATTCGTCCATATTTACACCTCCTTAACCACTAATTGTGGTTCTGATTCATCAACGATCAACTTAATCGTTTGGCTATTAACTGGAATAAACTCAGTCACCGCTTCAGCGTTATCAATAAACACCGGAGCGTTTACTTTGAAATAGCTAGTTAGTGCGTTAATGATATCAAGGCCTACATTAATACGTGCAGCGTTATTCATGCTGCGATACGGAACCCCTTTATAGGTGGTTTCGCAACATTCCTCAACGTTGCCGTTCAACATAACATTAAACATCTTGAATCGTGCTAGTTTGAATCTCGAGTTAATAACATCTTCCAGCATGTTAACCTTGGCCTTAACGAATTCATCCATCAAATAAGATGCTTCATCGAGCTTTGATTTTTCTGCTGCTAATTCAGCCTGTTGACTTTCTAGCTCTGCTACACGAGTATCAATCCGTTTAGCCTCTTCGTATTTATTCAATTCAGTTTCAAGGTTAATGCGGTGTTCTTTCGTTGCAGCAATACGTTTGTCTATATCTGCAATTTCTTCAGAGTGATCAGTGTTAGATTCATCGAGCTTCATCTGCAACATAAACTCTTCTGCTTTTAAATCAGCATATATAGAATCATCATCAAGCACTGGTGCTGTTAGCCGTCCAATCTCATCAGTTATGGTTTGTTTGACGAGCTCTTTCGCCTTTATAAGAGCCTCTAAAGTTTCAACAGGCTCTAAGCCGGCATCTCGTTTTTTAATATTCTCAATGTCTTGTTGCTTCAGTTCAATAGATTGATTGATTTCTTCTAATCGCTTAGATTTTCTAAGGTTAAAATTCGTTTCAGCTTTTTCACGCGCGACTTGAATTTGCTCTGCAGGAAGTTTTTGTCCGCATGTCGGACAATTCTCATCGATATCCATTACAAATGCATCCTCGTTAACCTGCTGACGTTGATGCATCAGCTCGTCAATAACACTCTCGATACGTTGAATATCCCTATTTGATGTATCAAGGCGATGCTTGGTGCTCTCAACCTTAGAAGATAGATTGTTAAGTTCAGATACAACCATATCGTATTCATTCGACTTTAATGCAGATTGTTTTTTATATTCTATCTGCAGTTCACTTTCACGAGCCATCAATCGACGTTGTACATCTCTAAGCTCCGCTCTAGTATCAACAACCGCATGTCCATTCACTAATAATGCTTTGTCTGCCTCTAGAGTTTCTAGCGTTGTAGTTGCTAAGCTAATCTCCTGAATAAGAACGTCTCGAGGAGTATCAATGGTAGGTTTACCGCGCAAGGCCTCATCAATTCGAACTGGAATCATATCCAGCTCTTTATTGATGGCGGTTTTCTTAGCAGCTACTACCTTTCGATGATCGTCTACACTATGACCTGATAAGATATCAGTTAATGCTTTTAGTTCACTATATTCTGCAATAACATCCTCATCTGATATATCTCCGCACATCTCAAGTAATAGCTTTCTGCGGTTCTGCCAGGAATATGTTTCGTTGAAATACAACGGATTAGTAATTAATTTGAAGATGCTTTCATCGACAAGTGAACTAACCATTTCTTTGTATTCTTTTTCTTTCTTAGGTACACCATCGACAAAGTAATCTGTTGTATGACCTGAGAGAGTTATATCGCCACCACGAGGGGATGAATATTTTTCACGATACACACGCTTAAGTTCAACTGTGCCCCCTTCGTCCAAAGTAAAGGTTCCTGTTACTTCATGATTAACTTTATGGATAGGTTCGCCCCCATCCAATGTTTTGATTTCAAAATCAGCCCTATCTAGGCTATCTTTGCCGAATAGTAACCAACACACAGAGTCAAATACAGTCGTCTTACCGGTAGCATTATCTCCGCGGATAATAACATCACCGTTGAAATTTATAGTAAAGGCTTTCAAGCCTTTAAAATTTAGTAATTCTAATTTTGTGAGTTTCATAGTGATCTCCTATACAACATTAGCGTCCACATCAATGGTATGAGGTTCAATCTTCAAACGATTGGCCCATTTCATCACTGTAGAGTGAATTTTATTGTCTTTTTTTAGTTGTGCATTCGCGAATAACTTCGCTTGTACTAAATGATTAAATTTAGGTTGACCCTTTTTAACCTTATTACCAGTGGCTAGTTCTAAGCATGCAATAGGATTCATGTCATCATCCGTGACAACCACAATTGCTGCTTGCCCTTGAATAACACGGTCACGATATGAACCTACACAGTTCTTCAATCGCTTTCCATATGTCATTAAATCAGCTGCAGTTTTTGGCACCATAAAGTGCATGCCATTCATATCAGCTTGTAATTGAGGTTGAGCAGGCAATATTACATCTCCATATTCCTGCTTATTAAAGATATTGATTACTTCGTCATGGAAGTTCTTCAACTTGAATCGTTTCTTCCATAATGCCTCTTGGTATTTTGGCTCGAGTTTTGCGTGCATATCCACACAATCTTCTATAACGCGAATGTCCTCACCTAATAGCCAACGTAATATGGTAGGTTCACCGCACCGGTTAATTAATTGTTGCCACATAAACATTGCATGTGGACTTTTTAATCTCATCGCCTTACGTACATCATTAGCATTGTGGGCCTTACCAAAATATGGGTCCGTACCTTCATGCCTACTACGCTGTAATGTGAGTATAGTGCGTCTACAATTCTCATCGTTAAAAAGATTAAGGACATCAGACATGTATACGCTCAATGGATCATCAACCATACGCTTCCGCAAGGCTCTACTGTTAGGAGCCTTATATGATTGTCTAAGCGCTGCTTGAAAATTCATACCTTTTCTTGTAGCCACTAACACATCATCTTCAAAAGGGATATTTGTATATCGATATAAGCAGTAAGCATTAGTCCAATATACATATTGTTTCATCAAGCTAACAATGCTAGGCATATCAGGTGCCGATAGCTTCAGAACCATATTGAGCAGCATCGTAAAATGGTAGCCATTTTCTTCAGTAGCGCCAGGAGCTACATATACATCCTTTGTTCCATATCCGTAAGTTTCCTTCAATCGTTTTTCAAACATTAGCCGTAGCGC